CCGTTGAGCGAGAGCACAAACCGCGGCTGGTGAACCCATACGCTGCATGACCGGAGACTTGAATGGCTGAAAGAGACGACGACCAAGGCGAATACATCGAGCTTCCGGAAGAAGACAACGATGTTGAGGACACTGAGGACGGTGGCGCATTAATCACCATCAATGACAAGACTCCGCCTGGTCAGACCGAGTTCTATGCAAACTTGGCTGAGTCAATGCCTAGCTGGGAACTGGCAAACCTTGGCACCAGTCTCTCTGAACTGATCGAGAAGGACAAGGAAGCCCGTAAGCGTCGAGACGAGCAGTATGAAGAAGGCCTTAGGCGCACTGGCCTAGGTGACGACGCCCCAGGTGGTGCTTCCTTCACAGGCGCATCAAAGGTTGTTCACCCCATGCTGACTCAAGCATGTGTGGACTTCTCAGCCAGGGCCATGAAGGAGATCTTCCCGTCTGATGGTCCTGCAAAAGAGAAGATCGTCGGTGATCCCACCCTTGACAAGGTTGAGAAAGCGCAGCGCATCACCAGGTACTTGAACTGGCAGATGACGACTCAGATGCCTGAGTTCAGGGCTGAGCTTGAGCAGCTCATGACCCAGTTGCCATTGGGTGGCGGCCAGTACCTCAAGATCACATGGGATCCGAACAAGAAGCGGCCAGTCCCGATGTTCGTCCCGATTGACGACGTCTACTTGCCGTTTGCAGCCACCAATTACTACACGTCAGAGCGCAAGACTCACGTCCAGTATCTGACTCGCATCGAGTATCAGAAGCGAGTTGACACCGGCATGTACCTTGATGCAGACCTTCGTGCGGACCCAGCACCGCCTGATGAGTCCAAGGCCCAGAAAGCTAACGACAAGATCGAAGGTCGGGCATCAGATGGCTATAACACCGATGGTCTGAGGACCGTGTTTGAGTGCTATGTGCTCATGGACATCGGCAACGATGACGGCTTGGCTCCGTACATCATCAGCATTGACAAGAACACTCAGCGGGTTCTCAGCATCTATCGCAACTGGGAAGAAGATGACCAGACCAGACAGGAGATGTTCTGGATGGTTGAGTTCCCATTCGTGCCTTGGCGCGGTGCTTACCCCATTGGCATGATCCACATGATCGGTGGCCTGTCAGCTGCTGCCACTGGCGCCTTGAGGGCACTGCTTGACTCGGCCCACATCAACAACTTCCCAGGGCTCTTGAAGCTGAAGTCAGGGACCGGTGGCCAGACAGACCGTGTTGACCCGACAGAAGTCAAGGAGATTGAAGGTTCGTTTGGTCAGGATGACATTCGCAAGATGCTCATGCCAATGCCATACAACCCACCAAGCCCAGTCCTGTTCCAGTTGCTCGGCTTCTTAGTCGATGCCAGCCAACAGGTCGTCAGGACCACGTTTGAGGAACTGGCTGACAGCAATGCCAACACCCCAGTCGGCACGACCCTTGCCCGCCTTGAGCAAGGCATGGTCGTGTTCTCTGCCATTCATGCTCGGATGCATGATGCGATGGCCAGGGTCTTGAACCTGTTGTTCCGCCTGAACAAGACTTACCTTGAAGAATCGGAGGTCGTTGACGAGACTGGCGAGTTGCTAGTTAAGCGCAGTGACTTTGAAGGCCCGATGAATGTCGTGCCAGTCTCTGACCCCAACATCTTCAGTGAAGCCCAGCGTTTTGCCCAGGTGCAGGCCGTCATGGCCCGTGCCCAGGCGATGCCTCAGCTGTATGACTTGCGCAAGGTCGAGGAGATGTTCCTCCAGAGACTTCGGATTCCTCAGGGCAAGGACTTGCTGCTCCCGAAACAGCAGCCCTTGGAACTGAACGCAGTCAACGAGAACATTGCGGCCACCATGAAGCGCCCAATTGTCGCGTTCCCTGAGCAAGATCACTTGGCTCATCTGCAGGTGCACTTGGACTTCATCACAAACCCCATGTTTGGTGGCAACAAGATCATTGGCATGCAAGCCGTGCCGTTCTTGCTAGATCACCTCAAGGAGCACATGGTCTTGTGGTATGCCAACCAGATCTTCGAGGAAGCTTCTGATGCTGCCCAGGTCGACATTGGCGAACTGCAAAAAGACGCATCGACTGAGGAGAAGAAAGCCTTGGATCGGATGCTAGCAGCAACCAGTCAACTGGTCAACAAGCAGGCTCAGGAGACCTTCAGCCAGATACCTGCCATCATCCAGCAGACTATCGAGATGCTCCAGCAGATGCAGCCGCCGCCTCAGATGCCAGCAGATCCTCGTGTCGAGGTCATGAAGCAGCAAATCGAGGCACAGATGCAGAAAGATCAGGCTGATGCACAGTTCAAGCAGCAGAAGGCGCAGACCGATGCTCAGCTCAAGCAAGCCGAGATGCAGTTGCGCAGTCAGGAACGCCAGATGACATTGCAGCAGCAGATCGAAAAACTGCAAGCAGAGTTGCAGCGTGAACAGTTGCGTCAGTCCGCCGAGGACCAGCGCACCAGGGCCGAGATCGATGCTCGTCTGGCCATGAACGAATCCGACAACCAGACGGCTAAGCAATTGGCCGCCTTGGAGATAGCGTCGGGTGACAAGGTCGGTGTCTCAACAGGCACCGGTATCAATCCCAATCCACGTCCATAAGGAGAGAATCATGGAAGCCATCAACTTGCATAAGCAAATGGCCATGGGCAAGCCTTACCCAACGTCCCTTCAGGGCAGCGGTAAAGATCCGGCCCCAACGCCACCTCAGCCTAGTGCTGATTACAAGAAGATGCCTAAGATGCAAGTCGTCAAGACTAACGGCAAAGGCAAATAGGTGTTTGACAAGATCTTCGCAAAGATCGAAGCCGAAAAGGCCCGTATTGCCCATGAGGCAATGGCCCAGAAGTTCGGCGAAGGTAAGGACATCAGCTATGAGACCGGCAGACAGCAAGGCGTGTACGCAGGCCTAGACCGTGCCAAGCAGCTGATCGAACAGCTTTTGCGAGATCAAGACAAGCGAGACTCAGAACTTTAACAGCATACGGAGAACAGCGAATGCTACTTGAAAACCCCATCAGTATGGCCTATGATTCCCTTGACGACGCCTTTCCGGTCGTTGATCCTGGGATCATCCCGTTTGGCAGCCGTGTCATGGTCCAGATTCGTCGGGCCAAGAGCCAAACCAAAAGCGGCATCTTCATCCCTGAAGAGGCACGGAAGACCGAGGCCAGCAATACACAAGTTGCCAAAGTGGTAGCTATTGGACCACTGGCTTACAAAAATAGAAACACCATGGAATCTTGGCCAGAGGGCCATTGGTGCCAGCTTGGGGACTTTGTCCGGACCCCAAAGTATGGCGGCGATCGTTGGACCGTCAGGTCTAATGAGGAGGAAATCGAGTTCGTGATCTTCAACGACCTAGACATCATTGGCAAGGTTACAGCAGATCCGACCACAATTCGGGCATTTATCTAACTGCTGAAAGGAGCAGGCAATGGCAGAAAACAAAGGCGAGACCATCCTCATAGAGGATGACGAGGATCAGAAAAAGCCTCAAGAAGTCGAGTTTGTACCCGTCGAGTCAAAGGCTGAGGACAACGACGACCAAGACGATGATTCAGGCGAAGATGCCCGTTTGTCGGAGGACAACGAAGATCGCGAGGAAATCCGCCGTAAGCGGCGAGAAGAAAAGCAGATCCGTGCAGAGCGCCGGAAGCAGGCCATCGAGAGAGACAAGCGCGAGCTTGACTTCCTGAGGCAGCGGAACGAGGACCTCGAGAAGCGTATGATGGCTGTCGAAAAGACGGCTGTCCAAAACACGATCAGCAACATCGATGTTCGGCTCAACGAGAAGATCGCAGAAGTTCGTGCCGCAGAAAGAATCATGGGCCAGGCCGTTGAGGCCGGTAATGGTGAGGACGTAGCCAAGGCTCTCCGGATCCGTGACGAGGCCATGAAGCAAGTGCAGCAGCTTCAGATGATCAAGCACAAGCAGACTCAGGTTGCCCAGGAGATGCATACCCAGGCACCAGAGCAGCAAGGCCCAGATCCTGAAGTCGCGAACTACGCGAAAGACTGGATCAGCAAGAATCGATGGTATGACCCAAATGCACGGAATGAAGAATCTAAAATCGTTCTTGCAATTGATCAAACCCTCGTGGAAGAGGGCTATAATCCGAAATCAGAGGAGTATTGGCAAGAGCTAGATAAGCGTGTTGCCAAACGCCTACCGCACGTTAAAGGAGGCGGGGATAATGACGATGGCTATTCTCGTGGGGGTCGCAAGGGCCCGCCGATTGGTTCGAGCAGGGACCAAGCGCCACCGTCTTCTCGCCAACAAGTCTACATCTCCCCAGAACGGAAACAAGCCATGATTGATGCCGGCGTCTGGGAAGATCCCGTACTTCGTCAGCGTTACTTGAAACAGTACGCGAAGTGGGATCGTGAGAATTCAAATAACGCAACTCGCTGAAAAGGAGTGAGAAAATGACCGATGAAAGATTGAAACGAACCGCTGACGTCTCGCGCCAGTCTAGAGCAGCCGCTGATCGCCCAGTGACTGAGAACCGCGCCATCAGCGATGACGACCGCGTTGAGATGTTCAGATCTCAATTTTTCCAAGACGCACTTCCTGATTTACCGAAGTTGCCCGGATACCACACTTGCTGGTTGACCACCACAAACCCCCGTGATTCCATTCAGATGCGAATCCGGTTGGGCTATGAACCTATTAAACCCGAAGACGTGCCTGGCTGGGAATACGTTACCATTAAGACAGGCGAATGGACAGGGTTCATTGGTGTCAACGAGATGCTGGCATTTAAGTTGCCAATGTCTCTTTATCAACGCTACATGGCTGAAGCCCATCATGACGCGCCTGCTCGCGAAGATGAAAAGCTTACAGCCGTCCTAGATGGAATCAAGGAAAGCGCTGCAGCAGCTGGTGGACGTATCATTGAGGGTGACGGTATGCAGGACTTGCGCAACAACCCCCGTCATGGAGTCTTTGAAGAATCCTGATGGGATTGTCAATTCCCTTTATGAGGAACTAGCAAATGTCTTCTACCAGTGCACCTTTTGGCTTCCAGCCGGTGTACCACGCAAGTGGTTTCGTCCGGCCAGCAGCCTTCACGCTGGCGAACAACGCTGCAGTCACTCTGCTACTCAACCAGCCCGTCAAGATCAGCACGGATGGTGTCGTAGTTCCAGCGACTGTTGGCGATCCGTTCGTCGGCACTTTCCAAGGCGTTGAATTCACCGATGGCGATGGCCGCCGTCGTGTTTCCAACAAGTTTCTGGCAAACACGCCAGCGACCGACATCACGGCTTACATCACCATTGACCCCACGATCGTTTACCAGATCCAGGCCAATGGCAGTGTAAACGTGACTAACATCGGTAACCAGTTCAACTTCGGCAGTATCACCGCGGGTAGCACCGTGACTGGTATTAGCCAAGCCGTATTGGACACCGGTTCGGTCGTCACATCTGGCAGCACCGCCCAAATGCGCGTTATCGGCATCACTCCTGGTCCCGACAACAATTGGGGCGATGCGTATACCATTGTTCAAGTGCAGATTTCTGAGCACCAGAACGTGGCAACCATCAACGCTTACTAAGGAGGCTAAAACATGGCTGTCCCAATGAGAAGTACGGACTTTCGGTCCATTGTTGAGCCCATACTTAATGAAGAGTTTGACGGCTTGTACGACCAACGCGCCGATGAATGGAAGCAAGTATTCAACGAGCGCCAAGGTATCCCCCGTAACTACCATGAAGAGCCTGTGCTCTACGGTTTTGGTGCGGCTCCTGAACTCCCTGACGGCATGCCGGTCACTTACCAATCTGGTGGTGTCCTGTTCAATGCTCGCTACGTCTATAAGGTCTACGGTCTGGCATTTGCCTTGACCAAGGTCCTCGTAGAAGACGGCGATCACATTGCCATCGGTCAAACCTACGCCAAGCACTTGGCACAGTCGTTGATCGAGACCAAGGAGACTTTGTGCGCCAACATCCTGAACCGTGCCTTTAACGGCTCGTACACCGGTGGTGACGGCGTGTCGCTGGTTAACACAGCTCATCCGATCGCTTCTGGTACGTTCAGCAACCAGCTGACCACAGCTGCTAACCTGTCGCAGACTTCTCTGGAACAGATCCTGATCCAGATTCGTCAAGCTGTAGACAACAACGGCAAGCGTATTCGTCTGACACCTGAAAAGCTGGTCGTGAGCCCGGCTAACGTGTTCCAGGCTGAAGTGCTGCTCAAGTCCGTCTTGCGCGCAGGCACTGGCAACAACGACATCAACCCAATCAAGTCGATGGGCATGTTGGGTGGTGGCCAAGCTAACCTGTCTCGTTTGACTTCAAATACCGCTTGGTGGGTGAAGACTGACGCGCAAGTTGGTCTGCAGCTGATGATGCGTCGCAAGCTTGAGAAGAGCATGGAAGGTGATTTCGAAACCGACTCTATGCGCTACAAGGCGACCGAGCGTTATATCCCTGGCTGGACAGATCCACGTACCGTCTACGGTACTCCTGGTATCTGATCCTTGTGGGGAGCTGACATAAGTCGGTTCCCCATTTTTTAACTTTTGTCAAGCTTTTCAAGGAGAAGACAAAATGCCTCAGTTTTCAGATGATCTCTTTTTAGGTCCTGCACAGACCGCCATGGGTAATGGTCTACAGCCTGCCCAATCGACATTTACAGGATCCATCACAACTACTACCTTGACCGTGACAGCCATGCTGTCAGGTGATCCAATTCGTTTGGGCCAGTACATCGATGGTTCAGGTGTCACCAACGGCACTTACATCACAGCTTTTGGCACCGGTGGAGGCGGCGTTGGCACCTATACCGTCAACAATAGCCAAAGTGCTGGTTCAACAACCATGTACGCCAATGGCAATGCCTTGCTAGATGACTCGTCTCCAATGGAGCGCGGTGTCGGTCCCCTTGGTCGTATCTACGTCTTCGACGTGATTCCTCAAGCCAAGTTGACAAACAACATCTCTGCTGCTGCTAGCTATGCGGTCGCTGGTGATGCAACCTTGGCTGCAGGAGCAGGTACTAAGGCAGCCACTACCGTGGCCGGTACGTCTGTGATCCAGCTTGACTGCCCCCGTGCCGTTGCAATCACAATCGGTGCAGGTACTATTGCAGACACCAATGTGACCGTATCAGGTTTTGACTATTACGGTCAAGCCATGTCAGAAGTGATCGCTACAGGCACCACCCAGTCGACTACCGTCAACGGTAAGAAGGCTTTCTATCAGGTCAGTCAAGTTGCAGTTGCTGGTGACTGTGGAGCCACTATTGCTGTGGGCACCACCGACATCATCGGCTTGCCTGTTCGAGTCACCGATGCCGGTTACCTAGCCTCTGTTGGTTACAACAATACCCTAGCTCGCGATGCTGGTACCTTTGTAGCCGCTGCGACAGCAACTGCAACGACGACTACTGGTGACGTTCGTGGAACCTACTTGCCTTCTGGTGCTTGCGACGGTATCAAGCGCCTAGTCATGGGTATCCTGTTGCCTGGTATTGCAGTCGGTCCTAATGCAACTCGTGTGGGCGCCTTGGGCGTAACCCAGGCTTAATGAAGCGCCGGGACTTGTTCCCGGCTCTCTAACCACAGGAGAAAAGCATGAGACCAATTCAAATCATCACGCCAAGTTTTGGCAATGCGGTCACCGATTCAGTGGCCCTGGCCCAAACACTGGCTCTTGCGGGTGACCTCACCCTGGTCTCGTCGACAGTAACGTTAGATCCTCCTTGCTATGTGACCATCACGTCTGTCGGAGATGAGACGGGCGTGAACTTCACGATCACTGGTACAGGACCATCTGGCCAAACTCAAAGCGAGACAATCGCCGGCGGCAATGCTGGTACGGTCACTTCTACGTTAACATTTGCAACTATCACGTCAATCGCTGCAGACGATGCAACGTCTGATGACGTTGAGGCAGGCAATGCTGACGGTGGCTATAGCGCATGGATGCCATTGGACATCTATACACCTAATCAGGTGACGACCATCTCAGCCTCAGTCAACGGGACGGTTGATTACTCTGTTGAGTACACTAATGAGGACCCGTTTGATAATAGCTTTGTGCATCAAGCCGTTGCTCATCCCGACTCGGTCTTTACGACTTGCGCCGTTGACCACACAGCCTCAACAACTGTGCTGATGCGAGCAGTCCGTTACGTGATCAATTCAGGTGATGGCACGCTGCGATTTACCGTAACCCAACAGTCTACGGCTTAATCATGGCAAACGTCAAGATTACAGACCTAACCTCTGGGACAACACTGATCGGGACAGAGCTGTTCGAAGCGGTGCAAACCGCTTCGTCAGTCAAGATTACAGCTACCCAAATTAAAGAGTACGTTCTCGACAACGCTTACATTCAAGCATACAGTCTCGTTGATCAAACGGCAGCGCTTAATACGCCAACAGCCGTGCGACTAGGCACCACTGATGTTTCAAATGACATAAGTGTTGTCAATGACGGTAGTGGTAATCCGACTCAGATCACGTTTGCAAATACAGGCCTTTATGAGGTTAGTATTAACTTGCAAGTAGACAATTCTGATGCGGCCGATCACACGCTGCGTATATGGCAGCGCAAGAATGGAAGCGACATAGCCACCTCAGGTTCAATTATTTCAGTGCCAAAAGCAGCCGATGGTGGCACTACCATCTTTGAACTGAATACGTTCTTTAATGCTACGGCAGGAGATTACCTGCAATACATATTTGCAGTGAACAATACAGCCGTGTCTCTTCGTTACGATGCTGCTCAAGTATCTCCGTATGCTGCCCCAGCAATACCGTCCGCAATTTTCATCGCTTCACAGGTGCAATGATGGCCGTGAACGATTTTAAGTTTGGTAAAAAAGGTGAGACCGTATTTGTTGCAAAAGGCGGGGCAGTTTGGGCTCGCAAAGAAGGTCAAAATCCTAAGGGCGGGTTGAATCAAAAGGGTCGAGATGCTTACAATCGACAAACCGGCGGCGACTTGAAGCCTCCTGTATCTTCAAAACAAGCCGCAAAAAGCCCAAAAGCAGCAGGCCGACGTAAAAGTTTTTGTGCCCGTATGTCCGGTATGCCAGGCCCTATGAAGGATGATAAGGGTAGGCCTACTAGGAAGGCTCTTGCACTCAACAAATGGGATTGCTGACATGATCGGACAAAAGATGGCCTTCAAACGTGGAGGCAAAGTAAAAGCACCTTGGGATAGTCCAAGGCCAAAGGATCTGCCCAAACCTAAAAAACTCTCGCCGGCTGCAAAAGCTAGCGCCAAGGCTTCAGCAAAAGCAGCCGGACGCCCATATCCCAACCTTGTTGATAACATGCGGGCTGCCGCAAAAAGGAAATGACATGGGAAAAACTTTGAAATACGGTGACTTTTCATTCTCCCAGCCTAATACTAGGCCCACAACAGGCTCATATCGCTCCACTAAGGGCATATCTAAGGCAACCTATGATCAGCCGCACGGCATGAAAAAGGGTGGTCAGGCCAAAAATGATCAAAAGATGACCGCAAAACGCGAGCCAGAGGCCGTCGTTAAACGAGAAGTTGCTCTTTTGAAAAAAGCAGGTGCTCCAAAGGCCCTGATTAAGCACGAAGTGCGTGAAGTTAAGGGCGAGATGGACACTCCGGCTACAAAAAAGGCCGAAGTTTCTATGCTCCGTAAGGCCAAGGCGCCCATGGAGATGATTAAGCACGAGATGACTGAGCCAACTGCCATGAAAGATGGCGGTAAGACCAAGATGCAGAAAAAAGTAGGCACGGTCATGTCCGAATTCAAGGAAGGGACCTTGCATTCAGGAAAAAATGGCCCCGTGGTGAAAAATCCTAAGCAAGCCATTGCAATTGCCCTGTCCGAAGGCCGAAAAGCCACTAAAAAGGCCGATGGCGGCCAAATCTCTATGCCAAAAGCGCGCGATTCTCAACGAGAAGAGGCAAATGAGGACATTTTGTCAGAATTAAGCCGCAAATATGGCTCTTCTGTCACCGAAGGCGAGCGAGCAAGGTCTACTCAAGGCATGCGGGAGATGGAGATGATCCGCAAAGCCCAGCAAGCCGACCGGGAAATAAGAAATCGTGCAGGTGCTGCCCCAACAGAGGCTGAACGGGCCAGGATGACCAACCGCCAGAACTACAAAAGCGGTGGTTCGGTTGAATCTAAGCTGAAAAAGCATGCCGACATGCCGGCTTCCCAGGCCCATGGCCCAGGAGCTGCTGCCAGACTCAAACGAGGTGGCGTGCCCACGTTCTCTAAGATGCCCAAAGTTGGACGAATGAAGTAAAATTTAATAAACCATTCCGGGTCTGCTGAATCGGCAAACCACTTATTTTCTCGAGGAGCAGATCCGGTGGCAGTTTCAGGCACAGTTAGTCAGACGGTATTCAATACTCGCAAGGTCGTAGACCACGCGTTTCGTCGTTGCCGGCTACCGCCTGAGGGCGTCAGTTCCGAGCAATTGCAAGTTGCTCTCGAAAATCTTTATCTCATCCTCAGTGCCCTGGCCAACAGAGGCCTGCAGCTCTGGTGCATTGAGCGGTACCTTATGCCTCTCTATGAGGCTCAGGGCCTGATCGAGATGCCAAACGGCATCGTCGACATTCTCAACACTAACCTACGCACCCTGCAGCAAGTCAGTGGCACTGAGACCCAAACATCAACCATTGTTACCACCGAATTTGCGACCCAGACCCAGGTCACGAATATCGGTATAGAGTGGTCTGGTCTATCAACGTCCGTTGCCTTTGAGACCTCAGACGATGGAGCTATTTGGACAACTGTTGCTACAGAAACAAATCCAAGTACGGGAACTGGGACTTACACCTGGTACGACATTGAAGGGGCGCTAGCCACATTTTATTTTAGGGTCAGGTCGACATCGGGCAACTTGAATGCAGCCAATGTCTTTTTAGGCAACACGCCTACAGAGATCCCGATGGCTCGCCTAAACCGTGATGATTATGTGAACTTGCCAAATAAACAGTTTCAAGGTCGCCCCCTGCAGTTCTGGGTCAATCGTCAGCTGAATAATCCAATCTTGTATCTATGGCCTGTGCCATCTGCCCAGTTTGTGACTGCGCAAGTCGTCGTCTGGATCAAGAGATACATCATGGACGTCGGTAACTTGACGCAAGAGATAGAGGTACCACAGCGCTGGTATGATGCCATGGTCTATCAGCTAGCCGCTAAGCTTGCTGAAGAGATTCCGACTGTTGATCCGCAGATGATCTCAATCTTGGATCAAAAGGCACAACGAGCACTCATCGAAGCAGAGAATGAAGAACGTGACGATAGCCCGATCTATCTCACGCCTAACATTGCGGTGTACACAAGATGAGCATTTGGCTGGACACCCGTGGCAATAGCACGCTGGGCATCGGCGTGTGTGACCGTTGCCGGCGGAAGATGTCGCTTGATGCTTTGTACTCCGACCCTAATTCACCAGGGCTTCGAGTCTGCAAAGAAGATCTTGACAATCTCGATCCATATCGTCTGCCGCCTCGCCAACCCGATCAAATCGTCTTGCCTTTTGTCAGGCCAGATGCTCCGTTGTACAGCGATCCCGATGGACTAGTCACAGAAGATGATAACAACTTCTTGATCAGTTCAAATAACGGCTATCTCTTTCCGGAACCTGAGTAATGACGACAGTACCATCAAATCTGGTCCCGACAAAGATCACAGACCTTCCCGTTGCGCCAAACCCGACGCCGACGGCCACAATGGTTTGCGTCATTGGTGGGGTCACATATCAGGTTCAGTTTATTGACCTCCAGTCGACCATTTCAGTTCCTGCAAGCCGCTTGATCAGCACTGGTGGCGGCCTGCAAGGTGGCGGTAACTTGTCTGCTGACCGTACCTTGAGCATTGCTACGGCAGGCGTAACGACGGACAAGCTTGCACCAACGGGCGTTGCGGCTGGTACGTATGGCTCCGGGACCATGGTTCCTGTGGTGACAGTAAATGCCCAGGGTCAGGTCACAAATGTCACTGAGGCCTCCCTAGTCATCATTGGGTATGTTCCTGATACTAGGCAGATCATTGCAGGCACTGGCTTAACTGGCGGCGGAAATCTTCAAGCTAACAGGACCCTGAGTGTCAATTTTTCTAATGCAACACCTCTTGCAGTAGGGTCTGCCACGTCTGGCGTGGCTTCGGAAGCTGCCCGTGGAGATCACGTTCACCCAGCCGTTGACCTAGCAGATGCAACTGAGGTCACAGGTATCTTGCCGCTGACACAAGGCGGTACGGGTCAACAAGTATTAAATAATGTCCAAGGTGCCGTTTGGTATAACGACGGAACCGGTTTTGCACAAACTACTCAAGGACTTCCAAGTCAAGTTCTTTTGTCTGGGGGATCTTCTGCGCCGACTTGGGGATCTGCTTTAATTGTTGTAGATCAACCGGCCAACTACGTATATGCAGGTCCCACGTCAGGTTCTCCAGCACCGACCACGTTTAGACTATTAGTCAATGCCGACATTCCTGCAACGTTGACTGGCAAGACTCTTTCAGGGGCGTTAAATACCTTTACAGACATTGGTAATGCTTCCCTGACCAACAGTTCTGTCACGTATAACGGGGTCAATGTTGCACTGGGGGGATCTGGAACGATCACCGCTAGTACGACAGCTGCACTGACCGCCGGAACCGGTCTCCAACTGAATTCCGGGTCGACATTTGATGGATCAACAGCCAAGACCATCAGCATTGACAGCACGGTCGCAACGTTGACAGGTATCCAGACGTTGACTGGTAAGACTATCAATGGTCCTGACAACACGCTGACGAACATTGGAAATTCGTCACTGGTCAACTCGTCTACGACGTTTAATGGTGTTTCAGTGGCTCTTGGGGCCTCTGGGACAATCACCGCTAGTACGACTGCCGCCTTAACAATAGGGACCGGTTTACAGGGCACCAGCTTTAACGGCTCGACAGCCGTCACGATTGCAATTGATTCGACCGTCGTGACTTTGAACGGCACCCAGACGCTGACAAATAAGTCGATCTCTGGCGCCACCAACACATTAACCAATATCCCGAATGTTGCGCTTGATAACTCTTCGATAACGATCGGCACGACTGCCGTCTCTCTAGGCGGCTCGACAACGACTTTAGGTGGACTAACTTCGGTAGCCGTTACGCAAGACCCGACTTCGGCCTTGCAGTTAGCCACAAAGCAGTATGTGGACGCCGTAGCTGAAGGTCTGCATGTCCATGCGTCTTGCGCGGCAGCGACCACAGGGACCCTGGCGTCGATTACCGGCGGTACGGTTACCTACAACAACGGCACGGCAGGGGTAGGCGCTACGCTGACTTTGTCGAACCCGCTGACGATTCTTGATGGCTACACCCTGCAGCCGACTAACCGGATTTTGGTCAAGAACGAAGCCACGCAAGCAAACAACGGTATTTACACTTGGGCAACTGGTGGAACGGTACTGACTCGGGCGACGGATTTTGACACCTCGACTGAGATTGCCAGCGGTGACTTTACGTTTGTGTCTAACGGCACTCAGTATGCGAATACGGGCTGGGTGCAGACTAACCCGGTCACGATTGTCGGCACCGATGCTATTGTCTGGCAGCAGTTCTCTGGGGCTGGAACCTATACGGCAGGCACTGGGCTGACCCTCACTGGTAGTCAGTTCAGCATCACCAACACTGGGGTAACTGCGGCGGCTTATGGTTCGTCGTCGGCTGTGGGCACCTTTACAGTCAACGCCCAAGGGCAGCTAACGACTGCCGCGACGGTGTCGATTGCTATTGATGGCAACCAGATCACCTCGGGCGTTGTGGGATCGGCCTATATCAGCGGCTCATATACTGGGATCACCGGGGTTGGTACACTGACAGCAGGTACATGGAACGCTAGCACTATTGCGGCCCTTTATGGTGGTACAGGCCAATCTAGCTACACGATTGGGGATCTTTTAGTAGCTGATACAACTACTAGCCTGACTAAGTTGTCTGATGTGGCAACTGGCAATGCTTTAATCTCCGGTGGTGTTGGAGCGGCTCCAAGTTATGGTAAGATTGGTTTGACGACCCACGTAAGTGGAACATTACCTATTGCTAATGGAGGCACCAATGCTACAGCAACACCAACAGCGGGGGCCGTGGCTTACGGGACAGGTTCCGCTTATGACTTTAGTGCAGCTGGAACATCTGGTTATTTTTTAATCTCAGGGGGTACAGGTTCGCCCACTTGGACTGACACCATCCCTGGAGGAACTTACGCATGACAACCATTCTGACCAAGAAGAAGGACACTACTGGGGCACCGGCTCCTGGTGACCTAACTAATGCAGCTGGCGGTGCAGAATTGGCCGTCAACACATTTGACAAGCGCCTATATACTAAGAACGGTAGTGGTACCGTCGTTGAGATTGGCACCAACCCGACAATCCTAAACATCGACAACATTCAGGTCGATGGCAACACGATCAGCAGCACTAACACCAACGGCAACATTAACATTACGCCAAATGGTACAGGATCCGTCGTTGTTAGCAAACTGCAGGTCACAGGAGGTTTTCAGCTAGACGGCAACGTAACTGTTGGAGACTCGTCGGCAGATACCCTTACGGTCAACAGCACGATCACCAGTAATCTGATCTTCACCGACAACACGTACGACATCGGTGCGTCAGGGGCTACTCGTCCACGTAGCCTTTTCTTAGGCACAAACTTAACTGTGGGGTCATTGACCTCTACCCGCGTACCTTATGCAAGCACGGGTGGTCTGCTGGTTGACTCTGCTAACATGACCTTTAATGGCACAACGCTGACCGTCGCCGACTTTACTGATTCTTCGTTGACTTCAGGTCGCGTTACTTACGCCGGTACGGGGGGCAATTTAGTTGATTCCGCAAACCTAACATGGAACGGCACGACGTTGGGGGTTACTGGGGCGATAACCGTCTCTGCCAACTCCTCGTTTACGTC